TGGTGATCTAATATGGAAGTAAACAAAATTAGTTTACCCGTCTCTGGTTTTACCTCTATATTAAGTTGAGGAAAAAATAAATTTTGATCACTGTCATTTAAATATAGAACTCCAGATATACGAGCTCCCCAGTGGTTGTGATCTTTGACTTTATGACGGTACCCTGTTTTTATTCCCCAAGATTCTTTCAATATAGATTTTGGTAACATCTTATAAAGATCAGTTTGATCAATATAATCCAAACCTTGTTGAAGTGCTTTCCAAAAATTTTTGTCCCGATTAAACCAAGTGTAACTAGTCATTTCGCCTATCACGTTAGTTTTAAAATTTTCATTACTCTCGTGTTTTATACCCTCTTCTATTTTGTCTATAAAGTATTTGGGTTGTATATTGATTTTACACTCTAGGAAAAATATAGGTAGAGATATGGGTCTTTCTAGATGTCTTTTTATTTCTAACATTCTGCCTTATTATAACTTATACTTTGACTTTTTCAAAGAGATATATTATATTTTCGCAAAAGAAAAAAGCATGAATTTAAAAAACTATTTTTGGTATTTCTCCGGTGCCCTGACACATAGATTTTGTGATCATCTCATAGAGTACGCTAAAGATAAGAAAGAGAATATAGCTAAAACGGGTGCATACAACCAGGACGGTTTATCTAAAAAACAAATAAAAGATTTAAAAAAGAAGAGAGATTCTAATGTTGTTTGGGTGGATGATGATTGGGTGTTTAGAGAAATACTACCTTATGTCAGAAGAGCAAATGAAAATGCTGGTTGGAATTTTGAATGGGATAGAAGTGAGCCTTGTCAGTTTACTAAATATGCTCCAGGTCAATTTTATGATTGGCATTGTGATTCTTGGGAGGAACCTTATAACAATCCTAAGGACACAAAAACTCATGGTAAAATTAGAAAGTTATCTGTCACTTGTTCTTTATCTAACCCAGAAGATTACGATGGCGGTGAGCTACAATTTAATCTCAACACTCCAGAGAGAAATAAAAAACAAAACTTAATCACTTGTAATCAAATAACAAGTAGAGGATCTATTGTAGTCTTCCCTAGTTTCGTGCAACACAGAGTTGTGCCTGTAACTAGAGGGACTAGATACTCTCTTGTAATATGGAACTTAGGAGATCCTTTTAAATGAAAGATCTAGAATATAATACTTTTTTCTCAACACCTATTTACACTTCTGATTTTCCAGAGTGGATAGATAGACTTAATAAAGCTTCAGAACCTTTTATAGAAAATGCTAAGAAAGCAAATAAAAAAGCTATTAGAGAAAGAGAAAAGGCCTATGAAAAAAAATTAGGTGACTTTGGATTAAGTAATCACTCTACTAGTTTACTAAACGTTTTAGAATTTGAAGAAATAAAACAACACGTTGAGTCAGAGTCAACAGAGATTCTAAACCACATGGGCTATGATTTAAAAGATTACATGATAGCTACTACAGAAATGTGGGTTCAAGAGTTTTCAAAAAAAGGTGGTGGTCATCATGAAGGACACGTTCACTACAATAGTCACATAAGTGGTTTTTATTTTTTAAAATGTTCTACGAAAACATCTTTTCCAGTATTTCACGATCCTAGACCTGGAAAATTAATGTCAGATTTACCATTAAAAAAATGTGGAGAAATATCTATGGCTAACCCATTAGCTCATTATAAACCTAAACCTGGATCTCTAATTTTGTTTCCGTCATTTTTAGAACACCAGTTTATTATTGATTGCGGTATAGAGCCATTTAGATTTATTCATTTCAATGTGCAAGCTTTGCCTAAATTATTTATTAAAAAATGAATTTTAAAAAAGATAAATACATAGTTATAAGAAAAGCCATATCAAAAGATTTGTCTTTATTTGTTTACAACTATTTCTTAATGAAAAGACAAGTGGCTAAAACTTTATTTGAAACTAAATTTATATCTCCTTTTGAAAAAATGTTTGGTATTTGGAACGATCCACAAGTACCTGACACATATTCTAATTACGCTGATGTAGCTGGAGAAACTTTGTTATTAAAACTACAGCCTCTGATGGAGAAAGTGACGAAAATGAAACTACTTCCTAATTACTCATACACTAGAATTTATAAAAAAGGTGATGTCTTAAAGAGACACACAGACAGAGACAGCTGTGAGATATCAACCACTTTAAATTTAGGTGGTGATCCGTGGCCCATTTATCTTGAGCCATCGGGTAAAAGAAATGCAAAGGGTGTTAAAATTATATTAAAGCACGGTGACATGCTGGTATATAGGGGTATTGACCTTGAACATTGGAGAGAAGCTTTTGAAGGAGATAACTGTGGTCAAGTTTTCTTACACTATAACAACGCAGCTAATAAAGACGCTAAGATGTTTGATAGAAAGATACACTTAGGGCTACCGAATGATTTCCAAAGATGAGAAGCATTGATTTACCTAACTTTGGTTTTGTACAAAGTAGACTACCCAAAAATTTGTTAAAAGAACTTGTTAAAGACTGTTTAGACAAATCCAACAAAAAAAGATTTGTATCAGGTTTAACAGAGCCAGGCGTAGCTCCACATCTTTATCTAGAAAACAATAAAATATTTGAAGGTATTAAAAATGTCGTAGAGAATATGTTGAGTGTATATGCTAAATATTATAGCAACTATATTAATGATACTCGTATCTTAGACAGTAATCTACCTTTTACTTTTGGTAAGCCTTGGATAAACTATCAGAGGCCTAATGAGTATATACCTCTACATAAACACGATGGACTATTTAGCTATAATATATATGTGTCTCTACCTAAAAAATCTACGTTTGAATTTCATTATCAATCAACAATAGGGACAAGTCTTTGTCACGTATCTAATTTAACAAAAAAAGATGTGGGAACTGTAAACATTTTTCCATCTACGTTGCAGCATGTGGTTTATCCTTTTCAAGGGAAAGAAACTAGAATTACTTTGTCTGGCAATTTATTATTTAAAACATGAAAAAAATATCAATAGTAGGCAGAGGAACAGTAGGTTGTTTAGCAGCGTCTCACTTTTTAAGGTGGACAGACTGGGAGATAGATTGGATATACGATCCGAACATACAAACATCCCCTGTAGGAGAAGGTACAACATTAATTTTTCCTAAATCTTTAAGAGACAGTATTGAATTCAACAGTGCAGATATGGACCGTATTCATGCCACTCCTAAAGTAGGAATATGGAAAAGAGATTGGGCGTGGTGTGGATCTAATTTTAAACACTACTTTCATGCTGGAGAAACAGGTATTCATTTTAACGCTGTAGAGTTTCAAGAATATATATTTAAAAAATTAAAAAAGAAAAAAAGAATAAATCTCATACCAAAAAATGTTACAGACCATGAAAATTTAGATAGTGATTACGTTATGGTGTGTAGTGGATCTCCTAAGAGTATACAGGATAAAAATTTTATACCTAGAAAACATACTCCTGTTAATAGTGCAATCGTTTTACAATGCAAATGGAATCATCCAAAGTTTTTATATTCATTAACTTTTGCTAAAGAACATGGATGGTTGTTTGGTATACCTTTAACAAACAGGTGTGCGATAGGTTATGTCTATAATAACAAAATGTCCAGTGAAGAAGATATTATGGAAGATGTTCAAGATGTATTAAATGAGTTTAAATTAAAACCATACTTAAAAAGAAATATTAATTTTTTCAATTATAGTCGAAAGATAAACTTTACAGACAGAGTTTGTTATAATGGTAATGCCTCGTTCTTTTTAGAACCTTTAGAGGCTACTTCTACGTCAACTGCTGACTTCGTCAACAGGCTTTTATTCGATTATTTATTTACTAAAAATAAATCTTTACAATATGTTAATGAGGAATATCAAAGAACAATAGATGAAACAGAGTCTATGATATCTTTACATTATCTTAATAGCTGTTGGGATAACGATTTTTGGTCTAATGCAGAAAAACTATCTATGTCAAAAATTAAAAAAGATTTTAAAGAAAAAAACGAAATATACAAGATTATTAAAAAATCAATAACTACAACAAATTCTTTTGAAACATATTACAGAGATGTTGGGACTTGGAATATTTATAATTATAAGTTAAATATAAAACACATGAAGATAAAGAAACTATTAAAGGAGATGATGAAATGAAGAAATACATAAATAAGAAAGTTTTAGCTGAACAAGCGTTGTATTATGGTGAGGTAAAAATGCCAAAAGGTTTTGAAATAGAAAGAGATCAATTGGTAAAAGAGATACTTACATCTGATTATTATCAAAACGTAAATTATGCTGTCTCTAAACCATGGGAGAAACTAACAACTTATATAAGAGAATTTTTAATTGTAGATCAAGATTTAAAGTTAGCTAATAATAAAAGCTACGGTTCTTTCTTTGAGAGAAATGAAAACTCATTAATGAGATTAGAAATAGATCCTATGGATTTAAAAAACTCACCTGACTTCGTTTGTCTGTATGGGGTAGAGATAGATCCCAAAACTTGTCATATAGAAATACATTATGATGATAACAGGATTAAAGGTGTTGTTGAAACGGTTCGTTTAGAAAATGATTGGTTTGTTATTTTTCCATCACATTTAAAATACACAATATTAAATGAAGGTAATTCATACCTAAACTTTGTTCAGACTATAATGTTTGATATTCCTACTCGTTAAAAGACGTTTTATTCCAAGTTTGATTCTCTTCGTCCCAAAGATAACGAAACTCATCAACATCTCCGCCAACTAAAGTTGGTGCGTCACCAATCGGTGATGTCCATTTTGCATTAGGGATGTCTTGTACCCAAGAGTCATAAGGTTTTGGTGGCCAAAAAATATTATTACTAGCGTCCCAAGTATAACCTACTCCAGCGTAATTACCTCTAAAGGGTGTTCCACCTTTTGAGTGAACGTTTTGAAAAGTGTTGTATGAAGTTTGTATCCACTTATCTGCTGGCCAGTTGTTGTGTTTTTGTAACCATTGTTGACCAAGACTCTCTACTTCTTGCCCTTCTTCATTAACCATAGCATGGTTGTCCATAGTTAATACACTTAGAACAATATTTTCATCAGAGATTTTAGCAAAGTGAGCCATATTTATTATGAGATAGCGTATTTAATGATAACTACGCCACTGCCTCCTGCTGCGTTATCAGCACCACCTCCGCCGCCTAGATTGTCAGTACCCGCTCCTGCGGATCCGCCTCCTGGCGAACTTCCTTGGCCACCGCCACCTGGTCCTCCTGTTCCTCTTCTAGGTGAACAAGTTAAACCACTAGTTTGACTTTGAAAAGTTCCAGCACCACCGCCAGCGTATAATGTATCTGATCCTGAAATAGAACTTGGAGCTCCATTTCCACCGTCGCCTGCGTTTTCTGAACTTGGACTTCCGCCAGTTCCATTGCCGCCAGAACCACCGGCACCGCCGCCACCGCCGCCGCCTTTCCAAATACCTGATTGAGTTGAGCCTCCAGAATTTCCTTGAGGGGGACTAACTGGTGGAGTATTACCAGCACCTGGTGAACCTCCATCTCTACTAGCACCGCCGCCAGATCCTCCAGCTGATCCAGCTGTAATGGCACCTGGGCCTAAATTTTTACCACCAAATCCACCGCCAGCAGATGTTATTGAAAGAGCACTTGAGTCTGATCCCACTGCTCCTGCAGAACCGCCACCGCCAACAGTAACTGTATAAGATCCTGGGCTAACAGCTACAGGTGCACATCCGGTTCTAAAACCGCCGCCACCTCCGCCACCACCAGCAGAAGTTCCTCCGCCGCCTCCACCAGCGACTACTAAAAAGTCTACATCACCAGGTGATGCAGGTGAAATGCTAGAAACTGCAAAAGTTCCTGGGCTATTAAATGTGTGAATTCTATTAGATCCTACTGTAGTTATAGTACCACCAGAAGCACAAATAAGAGGAGGTACACTACCGCCACCAAATCCGAGTAGGTTATACCCAAACATGGATTTCTTTAATGGTCCTCTTTTTATTCTTCGGCCTTTACCAAAAAACTTACTATTATCTTCCATATTACTCCTTATGCGTCGTTAGCAGCATCAGTAGTAAAGAACAATTTAACACCCAATAATTTTGCATCGGCTGTTAAACTATCTTCGGAAACGTCCCTAGTTATTTGAAAGAAAACGTATTCATCAGTGCTTGGTGAACCCGCTATAGTGACTGCTCCACTTTCTGCTGTAACTGCTAAATCGTTTGATGTCCCACTCATCGCTTTTGCTGCTGGTCCTACTGCTGTTCCAAATGCAGTATTTAAATCACCATCGTCAGCTAAAGCAACACCGGCTAAAACAAATTTTGTTGTTCCTGTGTTTGTTGAGGCAGCTGTGAAAAATGCTTGAAAAGTTACTGTTCCTTCATTCCACGATTTAGGGAATGCTACAGCAAACTGTGCATTTTCATCTGAATCTTTATCAAAATCTAAAGTCTTAAGTTCTGGTCCATTAGATAATTCTGTTTGAGCTAATGATGCACATCCAGCAGTTGTGTTTGGATACATAGATGAAGCTGGAACCCAAATAGTTTCTTTACCAGCAATTTTAATTGCTGCAGTATTATCTCCGCCATCTACAGCTTGAGCAACACCAGTTCCGTTTGGAGCGATAACAATGTTACCATTTGCTCCATCTGTAATTGTAATTGTACCTGAATTAGTTCCTGAGTTAGTATCTAAAATTAAATTGTGAGCACCGCTAGAAGTTATTGTAGCGTCTGCAGCTCCAGTTCCAACAACAGTTTCTCCAGTTCCTTTTGGTTTAATGGCTAGGTCAATGTTTGAATCATCACCTGTTGCAGATAGTGTTGGATCATTTCCTGTAGCAGCGTTTGCTATTGTAAATTCGTTTACTGCAGAACTTGTAGCTGTAAGTAAAGCTAACTCATTTCCGTTAGTGTCTAAAATAGAAGTTCCTATTTTAGGTGAAGTTAGAGTTTTGTTCGTTAAAGTTTGTGTTCCAGTAAGAGTTACATCACCCATTCCGATATCTATAATATCTGGGTTTGTTCCATCATTCGCAGAAGCAAATAAAATTTTAGTTCCTTTATCTGTTGTAGCGAAAGTAAAAGAATCACCACTTCCTGATGCATATTTAAACTGTACTGTGTATGCACCTGATGTTGAATTTCTTAAAAAGTAAAATGTTTGAACATCTATTGGAATTGTAACAATTTGATTTCCTGTAATTGTACCCGTAAGTTCTATCATTCTGTGTGCAAGAGTTGCACCAGTTGATCCATCAGATACCGATAAAGCGGTAGTTTGTGCACCACCTGCTATAGATTGTTGTGTAAATCCGCCTGAAATTTGTTCTACTATACTTAAATTTGTGTTTGTTTTTGTACCCCATGTACCAGCATTTTCACCAGTTGCCTGGAGTTCTATACCGAGAGGTGTATATGTTGAAGCCATTTATTTTCTCCTATTTGCTTAAGCTACATCTGTATAGCTCGTATTTGAACCTGTGTCAACATCTTGATAAGCTTGAATTCCAAAGCCTGAAGAAGTGCCAAAACCAGCTACAGATACAGTTATAGATTGACCTGTTAATCCTACAACATCAGCTGGGCTTAACGTTCCTACTGAAGCAGTAGCAGAAACACCTGTTAATCCTACAACATCCTCTGTAGTTATTGTACCAACGGAAGCAGTAGCAGAAACACCTGTTAAAGCTATTACAGGACTAGAGTTAATAGTTATTGAACCTACACCAGATGTGGAAGAAACACCTGTTAATCCTACAACATCAGCTGGAGATAAAGTTCCAACAGCTGAAGTTATTGCTTGACCTGTTAGTCCCACAATGTCTTCAGTGACTAATGAACCAACAGATACAGTAGAAGATACTCCTGTTAATGAAAATGTCGTGCTACCAATTAGTGTAGGAGCTCCTACAGATGAAGTTATTGCTTGACCTGTTAATGCTATAACATCAGCAGGATTTAAAACAAATTGTCCCCAACCTTGTTCTTCACCATAAGATCCATTATTCCAACCACTACCAACACTTAAACTTGATGAAATTGCATCTGGAGCTGTTAACTCTACTGTTAAACTTGATTCACCCCAAGACTCTGCGTTCCAGGTATCTCTACCCCAACCTTGTTCAGGGAAAGTAATTAATGATCCTACAGAAAATGTTGCTGATTGACCGGTTAAAAAAACTGTTTCGTCAGAAAGTTGACCCCACTCACCATCATTCCAAGCTTTTGCACCCCAACCAGTTACAAACTCTTCATCTGTTCCCCAACGATTTGTACTCCATCCTAAAGCTCCCCACGTATCTGCAGCTGGGGTATTTGCAGTCCAACCCATGCCTGAGTGTTGTGTGCAATAATAATATAAAGTTGGTGCATCAGCGGCTACCGTTATTTCAGTATATGCTCCCGAATTACCTGGTGTTCCATTTGTTGTGACACCAGTTGTATACTCACTGCCTCCTGAGTGTGTTCCGTTTGCGGTTGTAGAAAATCTTAAAGGGTGCCCTTCGTTTGATGAATCGGATTGATCAAATCTATAAGTTCCAGATTCAGCAATGTATAAAGTTACATCTGCTGTGGCTGTTGAACCATCAATAGCGTATTTATTAGATGAACCAAAATTGTAATATGGATGATCGGATGGATTACCACCAACCACCGTTACCGTGTATGTTCTAGTAACGGACATCCGTTGCTACCTCCTACGCTAATCTGATGATTGCGTTAGTAGCGTCTGCTGTTGGGAATTGAATTGTAAAAGTTCCGCTAGTTACTGTTTTATCTGAACCAAAAGCGATTACAGCACAAGCTTTATCAGACTGCGTGTCATTATAAATTAAAGCACCATTAGCAGTAAATGTGGCATCTGTATAAGATACATCATTAAAATCACAAATAGCTGTTGTACTGTCTGTTGTTGGAGTTACGCTTGTAAGTGTAGCACCACCAGCAGTGTATGCTGTTCCTGATGTGTTAGTAATTTCGTTTGAAGTTGAGTAAGCAGTTGTGCCAGCTCCTAAAGTTGCAGAGCTAGTGAATAAAGCTATTTTAAATGTATTTCCAGTTGTAGCTGTAAAGTTGTGTGTTCCAACTAAAAGTTCTTGTTTAAAACTTGTACAAATTGCAGATGTTATTGCCATATTTATCTCCTATTATGGGTTCGCTGAGTCAATTGGTATTCGAACAGTTCCGTCAGTGTAATCGTCTCTTCTTCTTCTACCAACTTGCTCATTAGCAAACTTAGCTATTTCTTGTTTATACTTATTTTCATATAATGTCAACATGTCTGCTGGACCTTTTAAAAAACCGTAAGTCTCCGCTAAACAGCAATATAATAGGCCATTAGGGAAGTTTAGACTGATATAGTTCGTCGTATTATCAGAGGCTAAAGTATCTGGCATCTTGTTATAGTGGACTCTAAATTTGTAAGTTGTGTCAGGCACTGGGGCAAACATCATTCTTCCTGAGTTAGTATCACTATCTCCAGTAGCTGCACCAAACATAGCATAATATTTAGGTTGCCCTCTTTTTGCTGACTCTGTCGAAGATATGTACTCTTGTAAATATGTGATGTCTTTTTTCTCTAAAAATCTATTGGCTCCCGTAGTGGCAGACGTGGAATCATAAACTTGTATTGCTCTAATAAACAAAGCTCCTGCAGGAGCATTGATTGATTCTTGGCCTGTAACTAAATTACCTATCTGTTGTTTTCTATCTGCATCAATAGGAACATCACGCATAATTCTATATTGTGCATTTAAAATAATATTCTCTAATTGATCTGCTGTTAAAACATTTGAATCTACTTCTGTGTAGTTTCTAATTTGTGTAATTAATCCTGAATAACTTAATCCTGCCATTATGCTTCTATAGTGATTGGACCAACTGAGCAGCCCCCACCTCCTCCTTTTACATTTCCTTTTGTAGCAGTATCCGTATCAACTGTAAAATGAAAAAAATTTGCAACCGAATAATCGCTAGTATTTCTAGCATCGTTTACATAAAGACCAGTTGTAATTGTGTAACCGGCAGCTTTAGCTATATTAGCTCCAGTTATGCCGTCAAAGCTTGGTGGGTTTGAAAATTGAAAAGTCCCTCCTGATGCAGTTACAGCTAAAGGTGGTCCTCTAAATCTTTTTGTATCACCATTAGTTATGCCGTGACCTGGAGCAGTAACATTTATAATTCTAGAACCAGCTTCATAAGTTTGAAAAGCATCTGTTGGTAATAAGTATGGAACGGAAGTTTCTGTTCTAGGTGGTCTAACATTACGCAAAGATATTGCATCACCGTTCATAGGTTTTGGTTCTAATTGTGGTTGCTTTGGTTCAAATTCTGATATGTGTACAAAAGATCCATTCCACTCTCTAACCATTTCTGTATATGGAAACTCTAGACCTGATCTATCTGATATTGCTTTTGCGTATTTTCCAGTTGCATATTTAGCCATTATGTATTCGGATAATAAGCTTTAGGTGTAATATACGTACTAGAAGCTGATCCGTCCTCCGCTAATGCTCTTGCTAATTCATCTTCGTAAACTAATTTCATAGCTTGAATTAATTCTGGTTTATATTTTTGTGCTAAATAATATGCAAGTCCTGAAACCATACAAGGCACAAATCTAAATGGAACGTCTGTTGCGTTTGTATAATCACCCACATCTTGAATTCTTTTAATAAAATAAAAATGCATATCTTTAGATGCATTTGTAGAATCAGGTGTCGGATAGATATGTATTCTAACTTTATCTATAAATCTTTCTACCCAGTATTGATTAGGTGTTCCTTGCGATAATTTATTTGAAAAAGCAGCATAAGTAGATCTATCTACTTTTGTCATTGGAGAATCTGCTTGTGTAGTTTGAGTTCTGTTTGATCTTAACTGTGCCTCTAAAACATCAGACATTCCAGTTATACCGTTCGTTGGAGTAGTAGTGGCACTAGTTCCATCTGCACTTGATCTAAAAAAGTCATAATCAGACTGACCTTGAATCAAATCCATATTAGTTTCATCTATTTCCCAATAGTGAATACCTCTGTTTCCCCATTCTTGAAATAAAATATTAAGAGATCTTCTTGCGTTTTTTAATTGATAACCAGCTACATTCTGTAATCCAATACGCTCAAAAGCCTCTTCTACTATCTCATCAATAGCAAAAGTTTTGTCGAACGTAGCTGTTCCAGAAGTAGTGTTAGCCATTTAAACTCCTACGCGTCCAGGTATACTGTCAAACCTGTGATATCGCCTTGGTCCATTGGAAGATAAGCACCTGCACTAAATAAAACTCCATCATCAGGAATGTAAGGATCTAAATCTCCTGCGTCTGCAGGTATAGTCATTACAGTAGTTCCTGTGCTTGAAGTAGTTTTAAATAAAAAATTATCTGCAGATGCTATAACTCCATGCATACCTTTTATTCTAGTTCTACCTGCAAATAAAACAGCGTGCATACCAACTGAAGTTACTCCTGCAGAAATATCTGTAGTAGCCGCTCCATTTCCAGTTATTTGTGTAACTGTATTATAGAATTTAGTTGAAGTTACTGTAGCTCCACCAGCAGGTCCTGTGATATCTTCAGTTATAGTATTTCCATTGTGATCAGTTCCAGTCACTGTGTATGTTACGTCTGAGTTATCATCACCTGAACCAGATGTTAAAGTAATTCTTTGAACAGTGCACGAACCATCATCGGCTTGTGCAAAAGTTGCAGCAGCTGCCTCTAAAGTTAAATTTGCTCCATCTGCTGGATCTTGTTCTGCTGCTATAACTGCAGCACCAGTTGCCGTGCCTCCAGTTGCAAATCTTGCTTTTACGTCTGTTGCCATGTTTTGTTTCTCCTAAAAGTTTGTGTGGGCCGAAGCCCACACTATTACTTATTAAAGTTCAGTGTTAGCTGTTCTCTCTTTTCCTGCTGAAATGTAATCCATAGTCATTACTTTCGCAACAGCTTCACCGTTTTGAATTCCAAATGAAACAGCCAACTCTTCGTCGTCTGGAGCATTTGTATTCACACCG